GCAGAGATAAGGTTACATAAGTTTGTCGGTATATATCTAGGGATACTGGATGTTACGTCTTCTGATAAAGGTACTGATCCACTGGAGTCAGGGAGGAAGAACTCTCTTAGTCCACTAAAGCCTCCTTTCGTAATAGGGAAATATGTATTACGACCAACAGCTATCGGGTCAACAGATATATCCATATCAAAGGAGGTCATCTGTGTGATAGTGGCTGTGCTAGGTGTTAAAGCAGAACCTACGTTTAACCCTGCATCTAACCTGAACTGAGCGTTCCTACTAAATAAGAGAAGAGTGTTAGCAAAGGCGACAGTAGATAGAAGAATGTTAATAGAACTACCACCACAACTGAGATCTACTGGATCGCTATCCACCATAGTCTGAACAGTTTCAGGCCAGAACCTTCCGTGGTCATCACTAGCAGAGAGGATGACATTCTCTTCAGATAACATTATTAATCTATTCCTAAACAGGTTTAGATTCTGGATTGTCCTTCCTACAAAGGTAGGTTCTAAGGCTGTTTTCTTATCACCAGCTATGCGACCTAACCACGTAGTTCCGTAGACTGCATTACCACTGGTGGTTTGGCTTTGACCTGCTGTGTAGGTGAATGTATTTGCAGTGACTGGTCTAATAGAAAAAACACCAGTAGTTCCTGCACCAGAGGAGGGTCTAACAAACAAAAGATCTCCACTCTCTAGTCCATGATTTGTTTTAGTGACAGTAACTGTTGTTCCTGATTGTGCATAGGTAGCACTATTCTCTCCCTTTATATATTTCTGGAATGTGAAAGTACCATTTGAATTTCTAACTAATACGTGAGGCATTGTTGCCTCGTCAAATCTATATGTAATACCTGGGGCTACTGTTTCTTTCCATGTTCCATCACCATATATATCTGTCGGAGTAGAAGAAATGCTAGGTGGGAAGTCTGCATTAACTACGAACTTAACGTAGTAATCGTCATACCTAGTAGCTTGAGAGCCTTGTACTTTAACAATGAAACCGTCATAAGCCTTGATAGGTAGGTCGTCTAAGTCATCGACAACACCTTTAATTACCTTCGTTCCTTCTCCTGTCTTGTCGTCTTTGCTTGTTAATGTGTAATCACTTCCATCTGTTTTAGTGATTCGTATTATGTAGTCATCGTTGTTAACATTGAACCCACTAATTGAATTTAATTGTGTTGCTAACTCATCTGCAATCGTGATTGTTGATAGCTTTACTTTTGGTACAACTGTGCAATTACCAGAGTTAACAGTTGAATCGTTTTGTGTTCCTGCTGTGTAGGTGAATTGGTTTGTAGTGGAAGAAGCTACTTCATAAGTACCTGCTACTCCACCAGATGCAGTAGGAAAGCTAATTTTAAATTCATCACCACTGACCATTCCATGTGCTGTTGCTGTAACTGTGACACTGGCACTGTTAGCTCCTTGAGAATAAGAACTTTCAATCTGTTCTCCACCAGCAGGAGGTGTTGTATATGTTTTAGTTACACCGCCTAAAGTAACGCTGTACTCAGTGTCATAGTTTGCAACCTTAATGAACACCATCGCTGTGGGATCAGTGATTGTTGTTGGCGACAAGTCACTGGACATTGCAACAGTCTTCTCTTTGTTAACAATGAATGTGTAGTCAGCAATAGATGCAACCCTGAACATCTCTGAAGGATGACCAGTCACATCTAGGTAGCTAACTCCATCTGGTGTTGCAGGAGTTACAAGTGTTCCGTCTAAGTTTGCTACCTTGATTGCACCATCTTGAATGATGATGATGTAGTTAATATCATTAGTCCTTGAAACCATGTGAACAAATGGTCGGACTGTTGATTTGTTTTCAATAAATAAACGAGCAACATTATTTAGTGGTGGCCTCTTCTTCAGTCCTTCGATTGGACTCGACATACAATTAACTACTTCCTCTGCCTGTGATGCCAGCCTCAAGGCAGGCGGCTGTTGGCTAACTCCATTAATGAGGTTAGGTATAGAAGAAGTAATTAAAGGCATGACTATCTAAGAACAGTACGACTTGGTTGGTAAGTCTGGAATACTCCTGTGTGATTAGGATTACCTCTAATCATATTGTGATCTCCTGCATTAGTTTCTTCTTCTAAGAACTGTGCTCTTGCTTCTGCTTCTGCTGTGATATTTATCTGACTTAGATCTGCACTACCTAGTATCTGTTCTTGTAGTGTGCGACCTGCCTTCGTCATTATGTATTGACGAGCGTGTTCAGGTAGGTCAGTCCAATCAAGAATGTAAGTTACATCTGCTGTTAAATCTTCTTCAAAGATAGAAGTATTCTTTCTTCTGTCGTATAGCTTCAATCCTCTTTGGACTACCTCATTGTCTGGGTATTCATAAGGATCAATTTTTACTCTGCTTATATCTGAACTTAAATCAATTTCATTAGTGCCAGCAGTACGAGTCAGGGTCCTCTCGTAGTCAGTGTTGAATGACCACCCTTCTGATTGGAGTGTTCTGCTTACTTCGTTGAGAGTATCATTTGCTTGCTTTGCAAGACCGAACTGACCAGCCAAGGAGTTAACAGGTGCTTCACCCATCATCCTTAATACTTTGTTGACTGCTTCTAGCTCTGAAGTGAGGTTAAGACCCATAAGAAAAGAGGGGGCATATAGCCCCCACGGTAGTTAGCTGGTTGCCCAGTAAATTTCGATAGCACAGTCTGGACGTAGAACTCCAGTACCATGAGCCATAGATCCGACCATGAATGTACCTTGCCATAAAGCATGTACGTCTGATCCTGTCTGTTCCATTTTCAAGTCCATCAACTTAACTGTACCAACAGCTTGCTTGTTGAAGACAAGTCCAACGCTGTCTGTGTAGTTAGCGTGGTATGTGTTGTTCTCACCAGTTACAGCAGAACGGTTTGTAGTTGGTAGATGGTTTGACTTGATGATGCTGATGCCAGCTACCTTCAAGACTGTTCCATCTGCGTATGCTCCAGAACCACCCCAGTCTCTGTTGAGTACGTCTGTTGTCTGGGCTAATTTATAATATTCGGTTGGGCCTAAAACAAGCGTACGATTTTCAGCAGGAATATTGTTGATATCCATCTGCTCGGCTGCTGACCACATAGCAGCAACTAGGTTCGCACCAGTGATAGCTGCTTTGTTAGCAGCAACAATCTTGATACGAGTACCACCAGGTAGGTCAGTGTTTGGGTTAGTAGAAGTTCTTGCTGCTTGAGCAATAGTAGCTGCTACGTTCTTATCAAATGTGTACGCTAATGCGTTACCCATCTCAGTTGTGTACTGAGATCTCACGTCATAATGGTTCTTAGCCTCATCAATGTCAGCCACGAATACGTTTGATACGAGCTTGTCATCGATGTTGATAACAGCTTCAGCGTGCTTGATAGCATTACCTGTAAGCTGTGTACCAGGCGTATGATACGCTGTGCTGCTTAATCCAATGATAGGGAATTGAGCAGACTTACCAGATGATATCGTGCGTACGGTGTGTAACGCCTCGAACACGGTTGCCTTGCGGAAAGCACTTAGTACTTCACCACTAAAGGTCTTAAGAAACAGAGCGTCATAGCTAGTTCCTGTAGCATTTACAAGACCTAGCCGTGAGCTAGTAAAGTTAGCCACGGAAAAACAAAAGAAAGGTTGCCCTTCACTATCTGTTCAACGCAGGGTATCCCTCGCAAGGGGCCGTTGTTTATACGAGAATGTTTAGGTTGTTTATATAATACCCCTTACAACACTTTTGAGCGACTAAGTTTTTCTTGTACCTCTTGTCTATACGCTGGATCAGTTGCATATCGTTCATCATTCATAGCCGCTACTACCTGTGCGGTTGACTTGAACTTAGTGGTATCTGCTTTAGCTGCTCTACCTCCGACAAGCTTGGGTTCCCTTGGTGCGTTGTTCATATAAGCAGCTTGAATACCAGCGACAGCAATCCTTATCTGGTGTGGGTTACTGGTCTTAAGCATAGAGTTGAACGCATCAACTTCTCCCTTGTCTAGGTTTGC